TAGAGGAATCTGTATCCTCCTGTATGACCTGCGAGATCAGAATACGAAGCATCGTAACCGTAGAATCCAAGCTTTGCTGCACTATCATAATATCTGAACTCAACACCTCTATCGAGATTATCGTTAGCAATAGGAGCAGTATCACCACCAAGAGTAACAATGGGGTCATCAACTTGAAGGGTAGTCGAATTGACTGTCGTCGTGGTGCCGTCAACCTGTAAATCGCCCCAGATTCTAACGGTGCCAGTAGTGGCACGGTCATCGCCAGGATCAAGGTTGAGGGTCGCATTAGTTGTAGCAATATAGTTGCTTTGGAAACGAGCGTCTTCAACATGGACTTTACCATTTGCATCACTTGCCTGTATATTAACAACATCTTCAGCAGTGACATTTAATGTGCTGGAACCAGCACCTGCGTTAGTAATTGCTAAATTAAATGCTCTTGCAGATGCACTATTTTGAGTTGTCTGAATAGTAAAGTTACCATCAGCAGTTTTATCAATAGTTTGGTCTAGAGCACCATCAAAAGTAATATCAGCATCGCTAAAGTAAGTTCTTACATTAATATCGACTTCACCATCTCCACTGTCTCCAGTATTATTAGCACCAAAGAGGAGATTGCCCGATGTATCATTTACCTTCAAATAGTTAAGGTAATTAAAACCTCTATATCCAGTTGTAGCAGTAAGTTCTTGGTCTAACTCAAAATCTTCTTTAGTATTTCCATCAGCAAAAGAAATACGGTTATTTTGAAGTTGAGTATTATCTACACCAAGGGCGGCAATGGTGACGTGCCCGTTGTTGTCAACGTCGAAATCTTCCTGTGCAAAGGAAGCCAATCCCTTCTGCTCTGTTGCCGCAGCCGCGAGGAACCTCCATCCTCCAGTATCGCTAGCATCAGTATGAGCTGGGGCACCACTACCCGCAAGAATATCTTGAATGGCTTGATAGACGTTGCCACCCTCTTCGATGATGTCATATCGGGAATATGCTGTCCCAGCACTATATGTAGCATACTTACTACCTTCAGTAGCAGTAGCGATAGGTACATTTGTAGCAGATGTTAAACGACCATATGCATCAACTGTAAATTTCGTAGCGTTTACAGTTTCCGTGCCAAAAGGTTCATTGTTACCACCAAGAGCACTTACCGAAGTTAAAGATTCTGTATTATAATTTCCTGGTACTACGGCTGTAGCAATGAGGTCAATAATTGGGTTACCAGCAATACCACCACCATTACTGATTTCAATACGAGTTGCAGTACCTGTAATAGTTCTTGTTTGAATATTACCATTACTGGTTCTAGAGACCATACCAGTAGTGGTCAATCCAGCAAAAGAAACAAGGTCTAAGTCATATGGTTGAGCACTAGACCCTTCTACGGTTCCATTAAGACCATAATCGGCAAGGGTCGTCGGATTGGAAGCATTAACAATACGACCCTTCGCATCAACTTCAACTTTTGTATAAGTTGCTGTAGGAACGTTTGTACCGTCGTAATGGGGAAGGGTAGAAACTAATCCTAAGATTGCGTTTAAGTTTAGGTTTTGAGAACCATCGAATACACCAGAAGCGGTAACATCTCCAGATAATTGAATCTGACGAGTAGATGCAAGACGAGCAGCAGTGGAAGAATTACCGATAATAGTTGCAGTAATTGTTCCTGCAGAAAAATTACCATCAGCATCTCTTTGTACAAGAGTGTTAGCGGTATTTGAAGTAGACTCAACAGGACGTTCATATCTCAAAGTGTTCCATGGCGAAACACCATCACCGATTTTGATACGACCCGTATCAAGTTCGATTCCGAGTTCACCCTGAGCAAGGGTTGGGTTAGCGTTTGCCCATTCCTGAGCGCCACCTCGTCTTAATTGAATTCTATTTGCCATTTTTTACGACAACTCGTTTGAGATAATGCTTCCAAGTTATTTATGCGTATTAAAAAAGGGGGCACTTGCCCCCAAGAATCACTCTTCAGAATTAACTTCGTCTATAGTTTCCGTTTCTTCTGCAGCAGTTCCATAGTATTCTAGAGTTTCGATAGCACCTTGGAGTTTAAGTGCTGTAACCTCGTTCTCTTTAATTTTTGCTGCAAGTTTTTGATTTTCTTCAATAATTGCAGCATAACGCTGCTTAAATTGTGCAAGCATGTCCTCTTGCGAAACTTTTTCAACTGTCATGATTTTTATTTTGGACTAACGTTAGTAGAAGTGACTTGATATCACCCAGTTCAGATTTTAACTCAGAAACTTCATTTTGTAAAGTCCTGAACTCTCCTTCTTTTACCTTTGAAGATTTGTATGCTGCCATGTACTTTTCATATTCTGTTTTATTCGAACATTGTAGAGACCCAGAATTTGAGTCTCTAAACCAATGGTCTGCATCTTTTACAGGAATATTAGGCATTAGACAGCAAGTGCGATTACTCTCAAATCTTGAATGACTGGTACTTTTGCTTGGTCTGGAGAGACAAACAAAATCTTAATCTGGTACTGATTAAAGTTTAAACCAGTTATTTCATATTCATAGTCAGAGAAAATGATTCTCTCTGTAGTCGATGGAATAGAGGCTCCCTCTGTAGGCATAAATTCGAAACCATAAGTTTCAATCGATGCCGTAGAACCAACTGGTCGTGTTCTATATAGCACTTTAATTTGAGTGTTGGGTGGACGGTAACCCGCAAAAATGACCTTGATTGAACCAGATGGATTTACAAGATTAGCAACACGAGAAACATATACCGCATCATGCTCATCACCGACTGAAAGTTTTGCAGAATTAAAATTAGATGGATTATTAATTCTGTTACTTACTAGGATAGCCGACATTCTATCAGTGTCAATGACTGGAGAAAGTTTCTCATCATTACTAATGAGAGAAACATCCATTCTAAAAGACTTAGCACCACTAAGTTCAGAAGATTCATTGATATTAGAACAAATCAAAGCGGGATATTCTAAGTAATTATCTTCGCTTAAAATCACATCAGTAAAAACACCATCGTTAGCAAATGATGCCTGATTCAATGAAGAACCATCATTAATAGAAGTTCCGCTAATTACATTAATTCTTGCATTTAATGCCGTTCCAGGAAGAATAAGTTTTTCGATGGATGGAACTAAAGTGGAATATTGAATATTTTGAGAAGCAACTATAGATATTCCACCACCTCTAATTCCTAGTCTTGCAATAGAACTTGTCGCTAACTCATAACTATCAAGAGTTGGATTTAAGATACCAGTATGTGTTTTATTGATTTCTACAAGAGGAATTCCATCTAAGTTATAACATTCAACAACACTTTCATCTGAGTGAGAAACTGCAGTCGTTCCATCCAATCCTCTTTCGTGTACTGTAATAGTCTTACCGTCATTACTAATTGCAGAGTATGACATAATTTCATCACCAATCTTGATATATCCAACATTACTTGCACTAATGGTAATACCATTAATGGTTTTGTGGAATGCAGTTGCATCATTAACACTAACGCTAGTGTCAGAGTCTGAAATTGATGCTGTCAGATAGGTATCCGAAATCTCGGATATAACACCCTCAACAGTAACATTATTAGAAGTGCTATGCATACAGTGATTACTATGCAAAACCTTAACTTTTCTCTGTGCGCTAGAATAAGTTGGTGTAGCAGTTGGATAGGAATCACTAACTGCACTTGCTTCAATAGCATCACCAGAATAAGTGACAGAACTTACAGATGCTGAAACTCCAGATTCACCACCACTAACTGATTCGGGAGATACTGCATCAAAATCTGTAGAAACATAGCGGAGAGTTAATGTATTCGTACCATTATTCCAAGTTACAACTTCAGCAGTTGGTGCGCTTGCAGAACTACCAGTGATTGTTTCACCGACTGTAAAGTCTCCTGTAGGAGAACTTACTACCATAGTTGCAGTTGTTTTTGACGAAACAATACGATTGGTAATAATACCACCAGTATTAGAACCAGCAGAAAAAGTACCTGTAATATCGTCTACGGTCAAAATGACGCCACTAACACCTACAGTAACATTGGTAATAGTACCTTCCGCTAAAGTAGTCTTTTGGTAGATACGAGCACCATTTGTATATGGAAGCGTAGTGGAATTTAATTGGAGTTGAATTGAAGGAACAAAAGTTTGAATTGCATCACGACGTAAGTTCAACTTACCACCATTACCAATATCAAGTGAAGAGTTATTCAAGATGAGAGTGGAATTCTCTGTAGTTGTGAATGATGCTCTTTGAATATTAAACTTAAGGTCTTCATACTGGTCAGCAGTCCAAGTAGATGCGTTCTGTGACTTAAACAGAACACCAGCATAAGGTTGCTCAGAAATTGTTCTATCTCCAGTAATATCAATTTCTCCCATTCTAGAAATCCAAACCTGATAAGAGTTAGAATCGGACAGAAGAACAAAGCAATGTTCAACTGATTGGGGAATATAAACAGGAGCAGCAAATGTAAATCGGGTTGCAACTGCAGCAGTTTCGGAAAGAAGAACCTGAGATGGTTCTAATGTAACGTCCGAGAATGGAAGAATGTTCGTAGTTGGATAACCATTCTCCATTGTTCTGATTTGCATAGAGATAGGAATGTTTTCATCTTTAGCAAAGAAGAAAACATCGACAGATGTCAAGAACACACCGCCAGTCTCGTCAGTAATAAAGGATTGTGCCAGGGGGTCATACCAACCAATCTGACGACTTTCTGTTCTAGTAGAACGAATAGTTCTATCGGATGTAACAGTATCACGAACAACCTCAGCATTACGAACCGCAAGAACATTTTCCTGAACAGTATTCAGAGTACCGCTTGCTTCATAAATGGTTTCTGCAGAAGATGCAACTGCGCCACCAAGACGAGAATCTGTCGCAGAAGTAGTAAGTCTAACAGTTCTAGAACCTGTTGCCCAGCGAGGATTAGTATCTAATGCTGGACTTGGTACAAAGAATGAAGACTTAACCTTACCAAATCTGTCAGTAATAAGTCTACGATCTTTGACAACTGCGCGAGCACCAGAAGAACCAAGAAGAACTTCACCAATTTGGAAATTGCCATAGAAAGTGCCTACAGCTTGCTCAGCGAGAGCATCTGTATCAATATTCAGATATTCTGTTGTAGAAGAATATGATTCAGGAAGAGTTGCATCTGTATATGGGTTGAATTCATAAAAATCATTAGGTGAAGTTACTTTAAATCTACAACCACTAGTTTGACCAACTACTGTTTCACCAATAACGAAAGGAGTTGAGTTTGTACGATTATCAACATCGGGGTCCTTAATGATTTCAATTAATTTTGGAATGATATATCCATCAATTTTTTGATTATCGAAGAATGCAAAGAATTGAGTTCTTGGTTTTAGTCTAGCAACATCAATTTCAATATTTCTAGAACGAATCCAAGGAATGACACTTGTAGAAACTGTAGAATCTCCAAGAGATTGTCTATCAATCCTAGGAACAACTCTACTTCTGATTCCACTTCTGCTTTGTCTTTGGGTGCTGTCAATGGTTGTCGTTCTATTAACACGACGCATACCACGACCACCCCATACACCTGGAAGAGGAGATCTGCCACGGTCTTCTTCTAACCATCCAGAATTTCTAGTAGTATTAGAAGAAATGACACTTTCGCCAGTCCAGTTAGTTCTCCAAGCACCCCATTGAATTGGGGCAAAACCATTCTGGTCTACATTCAATTCGGAAGAAACTGCCTCAAAATCACCTTCAATTTGAATTACATTTTGAGGAAGTCTAGTAGTATCAATCCAATCATCAGAAGATGGATTTAGTGTAATTCTGCCAATGTAAGTAAATACGTTGAATGGGTTTACATTTTCAACACGAGACGCATATGGTTGAGAAACGATAGTTGTCTCTGTATATGGTAATGTGATAATAGGACCAGTCTGCTGAATATTTGTAGACAGACTGTTATTAATAACAAGAGGTACGTTTGTCGTATAGTGCGAAGGGCGGCACTCACCTCTTTGGAAATCTAAAGAAGCCGAGAAATCTTCATGTGCAGTATCGGACTTACTATGGTCGGTAAAATCATCAACAATAAATCCATTCTTTAAACGGTCTTTACCGTCAGCATCAATAATTCTTGTGTTAAACGTATCAGTCTCAAGCATGTTGAGAGAAGTATAGTATTCAACTTGGTCGAGGCGGCGCTCAAGAGCACCAATATCTCTCATTGTATAACGTTTATTATCAGAACGTTTAATTACAACATCCGCTTCTGGGTCAAACCCATATGGTTTATGACTTAATGTAGCAAGAAGCATACCACCAACCAGATTATCTGGTTCAACTGGTTGTTCAGCAGACTTACCTTTGATAACAGTAAAGTTGCCAGCTGGAGAGATAAAGCACTTATCGACTCTAGGAAGATACCAAGAGAAATCACAACGGAAATTACTATTCTGTTTAGGAATATCGAAAATTGTTGATGTTGGGCTTCCAGTATTAGTGAATACTCTAGATTTAAAATCAAATGTGGAGCAGTTTACATATGCTGGAGAAGCAACGGTGCCAGTTCCACTGAATAGATTTTTTACTGCAGGACGGAAATCCAAATAATCTGCAAGGAAATCTACTTCGAAAAATGGAATATCAGTATATGATGTATCCAAATATGACTGTCCACCAAAGTAATCGCCAGTAGAAGAATGTGTATAGTAATCAACTACTACAAGAAGTTTTCTAATTGGAGTTGATACACCCTTCTTACGAACAATCTTAGAGCAATCATACATAAATCCTGTTTGTGCGACTTCTAAGTAATAATTGTCCGTAATAACTTTAGAACCAGCAACTACAGAACCGACACTATCATTAATAATTGCACTAATTGCCGACCCATTAGAATCAAAACCATCAATGGTTTCTCCAGCTTGGAAAGTACCAGATACGTAAACAATAGAAAGTTTCAGTGTACCAGAACTAAAGTTTACAACCTTAGCACGAGCTTTAGAAGTTCTGCCAGTTATAATAGTACCATTTGCAAAGAATACGGGTTCAACGAGAATAAGCGATGGAATTACTGGATCGTTATCATCATTGGACTCATAGACAGCATGTAGTCTATAAACGTCTGCAAGACCAAGAGAAATATCTCTATCTTCAATTCTAGTTCCGTATAAATTTGAATATGCTAAATTATAGTTTTGCTTATCAAGGTCTTTTGTAGTTTTGATAACCTTGATAACAAACATTTCATTGCCAGATTTAGTTTTTCTGGTAGCAACGTTTTTGGAAACTGTAGCAGTAACCTTAACAGATGTGATATTTGTTAAATTATCAATCTGAAGGGTAGTTCTATCATTGGATGTAAATGATGTGTATCCAATTGTTCCTGCATTGGTTGTATTAATTGTAATTTGGTCGCCTACAGGATGTGTGCCATTTGTTCCCGCAAGAACTGTAAATGTATAATTTTCATCAGTGATGGATTGAAACTGCTCATTTTCTGGCAAAGTGATGGAAATAGAGTTAGCCGCAACAGTTTGTGCATCAAATGTTCTTCTGACAACCATAGATTCGTCAGAAATAGCACTAATGTACTTCTTCGGCATTGGGCTGAAGAGGTTTGCGTTTTCGATATCAAATAACTTACCTCTATATCTAAGAGCAGCGGAATAGTCTCCAGCGGACGGTGCAGCTGGAGCAGAGGGTAAAGTTACATTAACAGTTTGATTTGCATAGTTAAAAACTGTACTGGAAACCGTATTTGTTAAGTCGGTAGGATCTACTTTATTAACGGTTACATACTGAGTGGTATTAAAATAAATTCTATCACCAACTCGCAAATCAAGAGCGAAGTTAGAATTTAAACCCTTGATAAATGGAGTTCCACTAGTATCAAGTGTAAATGTAGAACCCTGAACAATGTAAATGTCTTCTAGAAGAATATCTGCACTAAATTCAACTGCTTGAGTACTTTCGTCTCTAGCAATAAGTTGTCTAGTATCCGAATACTGATAATAATGTGCCGCCTCTAATATGTCGAGGTTTTGCCCATCAACATTAATCATTTCACCAAGTTCGAACTGTCCTTCAACTTGATAAACGGTAATATGGTCATCTGCAACAATTGCATCAACCAGATATGCTCTGGCTCCACTAGAAGCACCAATCAAGACAGAACCTTGAGAGATAGTCTGATTAGAAGCGAGCTCCAAAACAGTGAGCATTTGAATATCAAACAGATTGCACTTATAAGTGTCATCTGCAGTACCAAAAACACTATCTGGATTTCCAGTGTGTTCAAAAGCAGCAACACGAGCATATCCAATCAGATTGCCTGCTGCGGTTCCTGGAGAAGAAGTCTCGGTGTCTCTAAGTTCGATTGTCTGATATGCACTTGATACAGAACCACCAGAAACATTAGGGAATCCATATACGTTGTTGACAGTACTATAGTTGCCAACTTCAAATGGAATGATTGTATTTTGAGCAGACAGAGTGTCTCTTGGTTTATCTAAATCAATATATGTTGGTGAGAGAGTTTTAATCCTATATCCCTTAACATATGCAGTGCCAGGACCAAACTCTACGGCATACTTATCTTCAGATGCCGTACTACCACTGAAAGTAGTAGAACCAGCGGCATAAATTCCATTATTAAATCCATCATTAAGATTTTCTCTTACCTTAATACCAAAATCTTTTACTACATAATCTCCAGATTCTTCATATGTTCTTAGTGCAAGACTTTTTTCGAGTTCCTCATATGCACTACGGTCAACAAGTTTTTCTACCTTAGAGTTGTTAATACGCAGTAACTCTAAGAAATCTTTATCTGCTTCGTCGGTAAGAAGTTTCTTTACGAGAGATGTTGTGATTCTAAATCTATGAGCACCAGGAGCAGCATAGTTTGATGTTCCAGCAGCATTATCGTTGAGGCTAAGGTCATCCTCGGGAGTGATAATGGATTCTTGAATATTGAGACCAATACGATAGGAGGGATTGCTTCCATATTGATCGAGAAGAATGTACTGGTATGGGACATCTACAAAGAATCCTCGGATGTAGTAAACACCACTTTGAATATAAGCAACAGAACCAGTTTGAATTGCTGCGGTTGGCAATAATTGAGCAAAAGGAGAACCAATCTCAATTAGAGTAGTTCCGAAAGTAATTTCTGCATCGGTAACCAACTGTTCATTGTTTCCAAAAGTCTGTTGTGTATTTTGCTCTCCACCAGACTCAATATACTTAACGTAAAGAGTAATATAATTTTTATCAGATTCAACAGAAGAAATGCTGTAAAGAACCTTTGCTTTAACGCCAGTAGTAAGACCAGTAATAATCTTACCTGTCAATTGAGACCTATATTGTTCAACATCGGCACCCAAGAACGACTCTTGGAGCATAACTGCATCGACATTTAAATCATAACCCACTTGACCAGGAATGACCATCGCACCGTCTTTGAACAGGTGAGAACCTACACTCTCTACCTGATTCTGCATGATGCTCTGCATCGTCGTAATTTCCCTTGCTTGAATCGGGAAACCAGGACGGAACAATACTCGATAAAAGTTTTTCGCCTTATCGAAATCGTCGTAGTAAGGTGTAACGTTGAGGTTGGTGTTCTGTGCCATTAGAATTCGATTACGATTTTGATGTCTTCTACCTGGTCGTTTGCACGACTAATTGATCTCCTATTATCTATATAAACAACGTTACCGCTGTTTGATTCAATTTCGGGTTTTGCATAACCATTATTAAACTTCATGCCTAAATCGTACTCAGTGTTATTAATAGTTCTGGAAGACGAATTAGGAACTGCGGGGAAGTTGATATCTGGTTGTCCAGCAGCACCAGAAGTAGCACCACTAACAACGTTAGACCCATCAAATTCATTCTGTGTACCTGTAACTTCAGGGAAGATACCGTCAACAGAGTTTTGATAATACTTCAAAACTTTGGTTGTGGGATTCCAAGAAATAACACGACCACGAGCAGTAACGTTTGTACCACCGACAACTCTTGTTTGAGTAATAATTTCATCAGGAACATAATTGCCCTGGAAAGTTGGTGGGAAAATTACTGCCTTTGTAGCAGAAACTGTCAAATCAGAAATTAATTCTGCTGTACCGAATTTAAGAGGATTGGTAACGAGACCAATACGACGATAGTCGTTATCAATCGGGAAATCGCCTGCACCTTCATTATAAGAAAGTTTGGCATTAATCATAACTCGGAAAGCGCCAAGTTCTACGACAGAATCGGCACCATGTCCACCAGGAGGAGGAATGATGACATCAACCTGAGCGCCATTTCCAGTGCCAACACCAGTAATATTGTCAATACTAATTTTACCAAAAGTATAACCAGTACCACCAGAAGTCACAGTTGCAGAAATAATTTTACCACCGTCAACAACAATAGAAACACGTCCACCAGTACCATCACCATTAATACCGACATTATCATAAGTACCGTTGTTATATCCAGTACCAGCAGCGTTGATAACAACAGTGTCAATCTCACCAGAGACTGCATTCGTCTTTACTGCATCATTAGTAAAGACTGGCATGTAATCATTGGAGAAAAACTTAAGGACGGAAGCAACAGGAATGGTGTACATATACTTCCAACGATATCCATCACCAGTAGTAATGATAGATGTAGAAGTACCAGTAGGTTCAACTGTAGAGGGTTTTCCGTTAGGGTCGGAAGGAGAAGTGCCATTGTAAATAACTTTGTATACTTGATACTGAGAATTTACAACATAAAAATCCGAATCATATAGTTTGGTAGCACCAGAAGAAGCAGTTTTACTAGGAGAATAATCTTGACGATACATGTCATAGGTAAATCCAAGTCCACCAGTAGTTTGTTCTGGAGAAACCCAATCAATTCTACGAACAACTTGAATTGAATCGGAAGCAAGAACTCTTTTCAAAGAAATCATGTCGTCAAAAGACGCAGAAAACTCCCCAAATGAATCCACTGCTTGTGGAGGAGAGTTTTCATTGTCCCATGGTTGAGGTCTACCGATAAACAAATACAGGCGGTCACGAGAAACGCCTGCAGCATCATCACTCTGAGTTGGGTCGGGACCCTCAAGAGATTTAATGAATTTTTTCGCAGAAAAAATTCTAAATTGATCAGTTAATAGGGCTGCCATTTCTTAGGTACTATTGTCCTCTTGTTTATTTATGATGGTTACGAACGAACCGTTGTTGAATACTCGATTCTCTTGATTCTATAAGATGCTCCAGCGTTTCCGCTGAGAGTTTCTCCACCAAGAACTACTTGAGCAGATGCACCAGAACCAGTACTATCTCCTGGGTCGTTTGTAAATGTTACTGTAGGATGAAGATTATAGGTTCCGTCTACAGTTTGTTCTATGCCATATCCCCCATTGGTGATAGTAATAGAACTAACTTGGTCTCCTGCTGCTGTCATTACAACAGTACCAGTTGCCTGAATATCGCCTACATTTTCAATTGAAACTGTTGGCGTTGCTGTATAATTTGTCCCGCTGTCATGAATAATGAAATCTACAACCGTATTATTGGCAGAAAATTCATACAAATAACCGCCAATACCAATATTTACATTACCTGTGTTATATGGGGTTACATTTCCAACAGTCAACTTAGAAATAGTTGGATCCCAAGAAACAACTACCCCAGTAACACCAGAAATTGCACCAGTGACAACTTCATTAACGGTAAAGTTCTGACCATTTCCATTATTAGCATCTAAATAAATGTCCAATAATGCCGTATGCTCAACACCCTCACCCAGTCCACCAGCAGAAACAATTGTTGCAAATTTGAAAGGAATACTACCATCTTTGATGTTATCTCCAATTTGGAACAGTGTAGTATTTTGTCCACCTTGAGTCTCTTCGATACCATAAAGAGAATTGTAAATACCACCATCAAGACTGATTTGACTGGCATAATCAGTTCCAGTGTTAATTAAATCTGGAATACCATCGCCAGCGCCATCCTGCTCATCATCATCTTCGAATGCTCTATTTTGTAATGTAGAAAGAGGAACGGTCAGCAGAGAAATAGTAGAACCGACTTCATTAATAACTGTATGTGGCAATATTCCAGGACCACTACTACTAGCAACCCCAGCATCAAACTGAACAATTGCATCTTCTGTAGATGGAATACCACCATCAATGAATGCCAGTTCATCAACTTCAAACGTTACAAGTAGTTCTCTAGTTCCAGGATTCCAATCGTATACTTTTGCTACTTTGTTATTAGCATTTTCAACCCTACGGATAACTCTATCACCAACATTAAATGCATAAGTAGAATTTCCTTGGGCATCATTTTGTCCAGGATCGAGAATAACTCGTTGGTCATAATTAAAGTTTACACCTCTTGTCAATCCAGAGAATCTACCAGAACTCTTATTGGTGTAAGTAATCGTTTCTGTATTAATAATAATCTGACCAGAACCAGGATATGCATCTGTAGAATCTACAAAAATTTCAGAATCCGATGCAGTAACATTTTTAACAAGACCAGTCAGATAAATTGCACCAGAGTTAAATGCCTGTCTCGATCTAGTTTTACGTTTGAGATTTACTAATTTTGTAAAGATGATATTTGGTGGGTTTACATATCCTTCACCTGGGTCGGTAACATCAATACCAACAATAGAGCCTTGGTCGATTCTAGCAACAGCTTTGGCACCACTGCCACCACCGCCACTAATTAAAATGTATGGAGGTTCTTGATAAAATTCCCCATCATCTACAATAGTAATAGAGGAAACTTTACCCAAAGTATCGATTGATGCTGCACCTTGAGCACCTTGACCACTACCACCTTCAAAAATTAAAGTAGGAGGTGTTGCGTAATTTCTACCTGCATTGATAAGAGATAAACCAGTAATAGTCTGTACAATAGGACTTACAACCGCTCCAGACCCTCCTCCACCAAGAATTTCTGCTCTAGCAGAACCAAAATAATTATCTCCCTTTTTGGTCATTTTAATATATGAGATGCTGCCATCTTCATTGAGAACAACATTTCCTTCAGACTCCGACGGGAATACTGTTACCAGTTCAGGAACATCATCTCCTTCAAATAATGGATCGCCATAGTACTTTGGTCCAACTCCATAAGGGTAAGTTGGATTTCCACTACCATCTTCTGTTAAGAAATATGCATAAGTTCCATTTGGATAATCTGGAGTTCTAGTAAACTTACCATTAAACTCATCTAAAGAACCTACTGTAGAATCGTAAATATAGTCTTCTACTAAATCACCAAGTAAGTAACCATCTTGTACAAGTCTAAACCCAGCAGTTGAAGTTGAATACGAGAACGCATATAAAATTCTTGGGGCATCAGCACGTACTTCAATAGTAACCTTTCTATTGAAGGCATTTTCGTAACCATTGATATAGGTAACATAATCTACAGCAATATTTTCAAGATAATAGGTAACTCCATTTTGATATAGGTAATTTACATTTCCAATATCAGATACGTCATGCCAACCATTCAAAGTTTCACTGAAAAATAGAATGTTGAGCGAATCATTACTAGAATCATCCTGAATAAAATTATAAGTGTTTCCTCTCTTTAAATTTAAGAAAGTTTGTAATACTCCATTGATGTAAAACTTACCATTTGATACGGTAACGGTGTAGTTTGTCGTTCCACCATCAGAAACAATAGGACGACTTCCAGGAAGTTCTTCAGTAAGTCTCAATCTATAGGAACTTGTTTCTCTAGCAACTGCACCAGAAGAATTGTATCCCCAAGGACCATAGATGGGATATCCATCAAAAGACATACCAAGAATTTTGGAATGTCCATTTGGATGTCTAGATTGATCTCCAGGATACGAATAAATATCTTGATAATACGTGTTAATATTTGGAAGTGGGTCAATATTAACAGCATCAAGAGTCATATATCCTTCATCACCAAGATAACCAGACATATGGTTGTGGAATTTGCAATAATAATAAATTCTATTAGTTTCATCACTATTCATCAAGAATAGTGGAGCAAATTCGTTTTCGTAGTCTGTAGCAGGTGATGCACTCAGTCCAGTACTATTGTAATATAAAGTTCCAGGATTTTGATTTAGAGGACCATCTGGAGTGGTGCTAAATTGCATTGGATGTCCATTTGGATGAACATCTGAGGGTTGATTAGAAGAGTGTTCTTGATTCCAACGGATTATGTAATTTCTCTGAACTTTAATATTTTCTGGGGATAAGTAAAATTGTCCAGGAACAAATGGACCAAATTCCTCTGCTTCTAGTCCGAAATCGATATAAAAGATACCGTTAGGAAATGTAACAATATCATCAGATACCCTAAACTGGAAACCATTAGAACCAAGAACTAAATCATCTTCCGAGAATGGGTCTCCTGTAACTTGTCGCGCATAGATTCTTGTTACTCTATTGAGTTCATTTCTAACAACTTTAGAAATTTCTGCTCTGCCAGTTCCTCCAATTTCATCAATAATTCTGCCAACTTCTACAGATCCAATGGTTTCATCTACATCAGCAACTGGAATCATCACATTATCAAATTCTACTCGAATATTCCAGGTGAATACTCTAAAATTGCCCCAATCAAATACACCATTATTGAGTGCAAATTCATCTATAACTTTACTAGTTTGATAGTAATATGTGTTGTTATCTACTACTGCACCATAAGCATTGGTATTTTTAATGTAGTCATATTTTACAGCATCTAAATGATACCCTGCTGGAGCTCCACCATCAACACCCCAATCAGGAGTGTGTAATAATCCACCGTTTGCTAGGATTCCTAAGGTCTTATCTAATTGAACTTCTCTAGTCCCTTGTGTAGGAACATCCTTTCCACCCCTATAAACAAAAACTTGGTCAAAAGTTCTGTCTAATATTTCACTAGAACCCCCTGGTTGTCTTTCCGAAAAAATATTTTGAGATGGTTTGGGGTGATTATCAGATACAATACGTAGTCTGTCTGTTATATTATTATCTTGAACCTGAAAAGACCCCGTTGTTTGAGAATTGGGGTGATTTTGCCAAATCCTATTAATATCAAATGAATTAATTATATTAGGAGTTTCTTGTTGAGGTGTAATTTTTAATCTTAACGGATTATATCCTCTACCTCTTTCTAAAACACGAACGTGAATAATTTTTCCCGAATTTGCATCAATAATTGGATACAATAATGCTTCAACTTCAGGAGTTCCACAACCAGTAATAGTCAATCTAGGAGGATCTGCGGGGTCATATCCGCTACCACCATTGATAACTTTAACTGCACGAACACCAAAAACCTCGTCAAAGATTGGTTCGATTGAAGCGCCAGACCCAGGAACGATTCTTGCCATTTATCAACTTACGACGTTAATAGTACCTTGCATTGCTGCGTGAATAGTACACTGATAGTACAGTGTAGTAGGAGCATCCATAGGAACGGTCCAATAAAGGACGGAAGTTCCACTACCAGTTTGTCCTGTAGTATATGGTGTTCCTGTTAATCCTTGAGTAGATTGAATTCTGAATGGATGAGCACCACCAGAAACACTATTATCAAATGCATATGTAAACCCTCTATGCACATATAATGTTGGGTCATTTGTTGCAGAAGCAAACCCAGGACCATTAAATGTGTAATCCGTACTTCCGTTAGCACCCAATTCCCACCATGTAATTGGACTTCTTGTAACTACCCATGAAGTACCATTCCAATATAAAGAATCGCCTTGGGTGATGCCAGAAACATTAGTATCCGTTAAAGCGGCAAATGTAGTAGTTAAAGTTCCATCAAAATCAATTGTAACAGCATCGCCAGTAATAGAGGTTGAAATATTAGTGCCACCAGTAATAGTTAAGGTATCCGAAGCACTATTCGCAGTAGTGCTGCCAGTATCTGCGACAATCGTAGCAAAAATATTTTGCTCTCCAGCTCCAGCAGCATCATCTCCAGGAACCCAATTCGTTCCATTCCACTTTAATACTTGATTATTTGTTGGTGCTGTAGTAGTTACATCTACGTTGGATAAATCTCCAATACCATTATATTCAGTTAAAAGAGCAACTCTAGTATCACCAACACCACCAGCCGTAATATTCATGTTGACATATGGACTATCATCACCATCTACAGTAAAGAAAAATCCAGGATAAGATACTGCAGAAGGAGCAACTCCAACAGAAGCATATTCGTTCTTATACGAAATTTTAGTTGGAAAATCAATGTTCCCAGTAGCGCCATCAAATGTCGAAGTTACACTACCAGCAGAAAGAGTGATATCTCCAGTTCCATTTGGAGCAACTGCAATATTTCCATTAGAACTGGAAATAATAGAATTGCCATTAACATCTAAAGCAGATGTTAATAAACTATAGTCCGAAGGTAGAAATGTACTGCCATTGTAACGGAGTACTTGCCCTACAGCGGGATTAGACACACTGATTTGTAAGGTTGAACCATTACCAATGGCTCCATAAACCTCATTGAAGTTGTCATTAATCTTGTCGCCGCCAGTACGAAGAGTATCACCTGTATTATCATTAGCGGTGGCACCAAGACCTAGTGTTTGCTTAGCCATTAGTTGCTACGATTTTTAGTTATTTATTCGATTAGTTTAGGAAACTATTTCGGGGTCAATCAACTCTTCACCATAATCAGCAAGATTAGGAGCAGTCCAATCATCAGGAACACTAGTCTCAACTTCAATATTTGGATTTTGATATCCAGTACCAGAATTAGAGATTTCAATGCCAGCAACACCAATTAAAGCTTTGATGTTTCCGTCAAAACCAGAAATGGAGTCAATTCTAACTGTTGGTCTAGAAAGATACCCAGAACCGCCAGATGTAACTTGTACATCATCAATAAATCCACTGGTAAGAACTGCTGTTCCTGCAGCCTTCTGTCCGAAGACAGAGCCAAGATAATCAAAAGTAATTAGAGAGTTAGAAGATTCAATAACTGCAACTTCTCGGTCTTCAGTTTCACCTTGAATTGCAATAAAATCACCTGGTTCAATTGGTGGGATAACTTCAGCAGCATCAACGTCTGCTTCAGAACCAACATAAGAGAAGGCAACAAATGTGGAACCTACGCGAGGAATTTCAGAGAAAATAATTCTAGAACCAACAATCTCAAACGCAACACCAGGTTCTTGAATAACACCATTGAGAGAAACAATGATATTATTTTCTGGTCTAATTGTACTGGACTGAACACCATCCGTAAGCGTGAGCGAGTAGAAAACATCATTACGCTTAAGGTTGAAGGACTGACGTAAAGAGTCAAACTCAAAGGAGATATCATCAAGTTGTCTCAGTTTACCAACATAGAATCCAGTAAATGATGCGCCGAGATCTGGTGCCTCTGTAAATTGAATTTGATTCGAGAATGCGGTGAATGCATTTGTTGCACCAGGAGGTTGGAGAATACCATTAACAAATACCAAAAGATGACCTGCAGGGTCAGGTAAATATGCAGTGCCATTATCAATGGTAAGGTCAAATGTTGTTTGAGTGCCATCAAATCCTCTAAATGCGCGTTGAACACGAGCTTTCAGTTCATCCTTAGAAACAATAACCGCTTCATAATTATCTGGACCAATAATAGAATCCTTAATGTCAAATGCTCCATCAATATCAGAAATGTAAAGTCTCGTATTCAAACCAGCAGCACGAATATCTTGAACTCTTGCTGCTGCAGCACCTGCTACTGCAACTTTGGTAGAAATCGAAGCGTATCCAATGGGGAAGGTTTCACCCAATCCATAGTCTCCAACTGTGTCACCATTTTGGAAAGTTCCCTGATATTCCTGAATGTAGATAAAGTTATTATCAATATCAACAAAAGTAATAATGCCATATGTATTATTATCCTGAACACCTCCAGAAACATTATAAAGACGATTCCCTACTGTAAAATCAGTTAATCCACCAATAAAAGCAACACCAAGTCTAATATATCCATTGGAAGCAATTCTGTCTCCAATCTTAACATCCAGACCAGCGAACTTGGAAACTTCGAGATATTCTCTAGACGTTTCTGGATATACAACACTAGTTGTTTCGAATTGACCTTCGAGTGTCTCTGTATCAACAGTAAGTGTTCCGCCTACATTACTTGTTACCGCTGCTTGAACTTTTAAGAAATCAGTTGGTGTAGCGGTTTCTGTAGAGGTGTAACCTCTGAAGGGAGTATCCTCAGAGAAATTACCCAACAAATCAATTATATGAATACGATTCTCAATAGCACTAATTTGTGCTGAAGTTGAATTTTCATCGCCAATAATAGTGTTGGTAATTGCCCATGGTCCTGCAGTTATTTCGACATCCAAATATTTGTAGTTTTCATCTTCATAGAATCCATAAACAACACCAGTTACACTAGGAGCACCTTGTTTAAAGACGGTTTCATTCATTGTGAAGGGACCATCAGTGATGTCACCATCGATACGGAATCTCTGGTAGACCTTAACAATCTTACCTTCATTAAGTGAAAGTCTTTCAACTTCACCATATACATTACTTTGAAGTCCGTAGAAGTACTCCGAATTAGATATACCACCGCCAATTCCTACTGGAATATCACGAGTGCCATAAGTCTTGGATGGAACGACAATTGCATTATTGGTATTAATATCAATATAATAATTGCTATTATCCAACTGATTTCTAATGATATTCAACTGATATCTAATGAAAGAATCAATTGTTGCCTTTGTATAAGAGGAGGCAATAGTAGAATCATAGAATTTATAGAAACCAGCATTAGTGGATGGAGAAGTCAAAGTATTATTGAGAGATTTACCCATATAATCTTCAAGTGCATCCATAATGAAATTCTTGATATTATAATCTGTATCGGAATAGAATATTCTTCCAGAAACCGCTACATATGGGTCAAGAAGACCAACATTTAGTTTAGTGCCCCAAGCATACAAACCATCGATGCCATTACCAGTATATGTAAATGCTCCTGTAGAACTTCTAACCCAAAAACGAGTTTGAACAACTGAAATACCAAATCCAAACGTTACACTAACATAAACTCTATACCAACCATTACCATATGGAATGACACCAGCAGCAGGAGAAGTAACGTTCCCTACAGTGAATATGGTTCCTACTGTTCCCGAATTCAAATCGACATCAACAAATGCAATCTTACCGCCTACAGCTGGGTCAAGAATAACTTCCAATCTCATAAGACTAGATTCGCCCGCTTTTAAGAAAGCGGAGAAGGTGTATGTGCGATTCTCGTCAGTTGCATTAGTACCAGCATCGAAAGTAATAATATCAGAATCAAAGCGTGCTGCAATATCATCAAAAGTTGTGTAAGCATCTACACTAAAATCTTTAGACCATTGATGGAATCCATAGAATCCACTGGTTGCTACCAATTTATCTGCCGTTAATGTATTATCTGGGGAATCTAAGTTGTCGGTAACAACCTGAATACCGCCACCAGACCATCCAGTAGAACTCAAATCTTCTGGTGATGGGAAAAGGTTTGTGGTGGAAGTCAAACCTTCGATGGGCGAAATAATGTTTCTAGCAGTGTTAAGAATTTTAACATTACCAGGATTATTGTACCAATCGTAAGAAGCACTTATACCACCAGATGTAGAGAATGGGCTAGGAGTTGTTCCCCCAACAACATTACCTTGTGGATTGATTGTATGATTATACGAGCTAGCATCTGTGATGGAAGCTCCCTGACAAGTAAGAAGTGAAGTTCCAGAAATCGCAGAGAGTGGTGTTGTTGGGACTTGGAATCCACTTCCACTATACAATGCAACACCTTTAAGTAGTCTTACATTAGAGAGGTAACCATCTAACTCATTACCACCACCAAGATTGGGGCGACCGAGTAATAATTCAATAGAACCATAGTTTGTTTGCCAAGTACCAAAACCAATTCTATTGCCATTCAGATAGAATGAAGTTTGATTAAATCCAGTTCCAGTTCTAACAATAGCAACATGATACCAAGTGTTAATTTGAATATTTGCACCAAAATTCATAAATGTTCCACTACCACCCCATAAACCAATATTTCCAGTTCCATAGAAAATATTGAAGTTGTCGGATGTAGAGCCAGAAATATGTCCTCCACCAGTAGTGGTAGGTCTAAACCAGCACTCAAAGGTAATTGGACCAGTACCAAAAGCAAACGATGCATTTACCGAAGGAATTCTCAGGTAGTCATTAGAACCATCAAAGAATACAGAACCAGTTCCACCACCAGAAATAGTTGCAGTAGCACCAGATTCTCCGCCAGTTAACGTATCACCAGCAACCCAAGCAGTTCCAGTAAAATCGCCAATATATAACTTAGCAGAATCTTCATCATATTCAAGAACATCTGCAGTTCCACCACCACTAGAAGTTACTGTCTCACCAACGATAAACGAATCAGTAACAGTTTCAATAGCAATCGTGTATGCAGTACTTGTATCTGTGGTATCTGTAATGATTAAGTCGTGTACTAAATCGTCAACAATTGTTCCAACAAAATCATCATAAACCCAAGAGCCAGATCCAAATTGAGTATTAACAATTGTTTCTAGTTCATCTTTATAGTAATTTTCATTATATTGAATTTGTTTTGCGGCATGTCTTGCCTCGTCGCCACCAGGAGAAATTATTCCCTTCAGAGAATCGACAAGTACACCAAATCTCGCATACGGATTTGCAATTGTTACTGGAGACTCACCATCTCTATATGCATCTTGAGTGGCATGAAGAGCAGAATAGCTACCAACAGGACCTGTACTTGCTCTATTATAAAGAACATTATTAATTGCATATTCTCCAAGTTCTTTTAACTTCTCCAGTGCAAATATTGCAGCAGGAAGAACATTGTCAATGGTGGTCAAATTGAGAGCAGCAGTCAAATATTTTTCCATTTCAGCAATACTGCTATTATTACCACCAGTTTGAAGATCGGAAATAATAGCAATAATCAAACTTTCAATATCTAACTCACTATTGTAAGTAAATACAACAAAATTGACATTATTCAAAGTATATGTTAATTCGTCTTCGACTAATCCAAAAATTTCATCACGAATATAATCTCTATTGAAGTAAAGTCTATCTGCAGCAATTGCATAATCATTATCAGTTGGTGCAATGACATCATTAAGGGTATCAATTAAAGTATCAATTGCAGACTGAACGTCAGCACATCCACCTGGGTCATTAGTAATTCCCCAATCACCTACAATAATATTAGTGGTATTAGTATAATCCAAATCACCAGTAATTGCCTGTTTCATGTAGAAACCAAGGCGATTATGAGCAAAAACAGACTGCCATACTTGCAAACGAATGTGGAGCAGAATATCATTGGCACCAAGATAGAACTTAGCAGCACCAACGGTATTGATATTACCGCCATTTTGAATGTCAGTTGCAATCTCATCTAAAATGAGACCCAAATCAGTCTTACAACGCAGGGTTCCATCACCAGTTCCTCCTTCATTTCTAGGCATGTCCAGAGCAAGGTCAGGATACCTGTTGAGGAGGTCTGCAGATGCTTTATCAATAATAACAGCACGATTCTTACGAATTAAGTTTGCAGCATCATAGAATCTATTTCTAGAGTCGGTATCAATTTGATTTGTATAAATTGTATCATTAGTTCCATTATGGTAATCGACATTAAATGCTACTTCGTAGAATGCATCAACTGTTCCACCAAAGAACTCAAACGCAGGTTCAACCTTAGTGATGGTGCCAAGATGGTCGCCATCAGGAGTTGCACTGGGGGTATCTGCTTCGGAAAGGGTATCCGTCAGGATATCAATCAAGTTATTGATTGTGGTATAAACGTCAGCACAGTTGTTAAGGTTTGCAGAACCAGTCTCATAGATGTTAGTTGCATCGGTATTGAGAGTCTGAGTCAATCCATGGTCGCCCTGAACAGTCCAAGCAACGTTATTGATGATGTACTGAAGCATTTCATCGACTTTGTTGAATGCCCAGATGGTTTCAGTAACTTCAGTCTCAATATGATTGAGAGTTACAGGATTCTGAGTTCTATCAACATAGATTGCTGCAGCATCCCACATGTGACTGTTGGAACCATTCTTAAGGTCTTCGATAATCTGGTCTAAGACATCACGAATGTCATCTTCGCAGTTAACATTACCACCAGGAATAACTAAAGAAGGATATTGCTGGAGAAGCAGATATACCGTTTCTTGAGCAATAAAGTCTTTGTTCAGTCTGATAGATTCTGCTGCGTTATAGACTCTGTGGGAGTTACCTGTGAATCCAGCAGGAGCACCAGCAAGTCTAGAGGTTGCTAAGATTGCATCATTGTGGAACTCTTCACCGTTAGTAAGAGATTCACCACCAGACCAGTCTTCAGTGTAAGTTTGAGCATCTTCACCATCTAAGTGAAGAAGTAGTTTGGTATTGCTATCACCTTGGAAGATACCGTTAAGTGGTGTAAATGCTGCGCTATAGCGACCAGTGTTAGAAACTCTAAACTCATCGATGTGACCAGAGAATCTATTTGCAGCACTAAAATTAGATCCAATAAAGAGACGTTTTGTAGAACCTAAATCGGTACTGTTAGTGGTGCTTCCAACTTCAGAACCATCAACAAATAACTTCAAATCAGTACCACTTCTAGTGATAGCAATGTGATGCCAAGTATCTGCAGAAAGAGTTGTTGCACCAGACGTAACAACGTCACTGCCACCGATATTAAAGCGTACTTGGTTTGTGGCAACATAAAGTCTACCAGCATTTGCATCACCACCGCCATCTCTCATATCAAAGATATGTCTATCACCAGCAGAGACATCATCTGGACGAATCCAGCATTCAACAGTAAATGCTCCTGTTCCAAAACCAAATTCAGTAGAAGTTGGAATGAAGAGATAATCAGTAGTGGCATCATCCAGTAGTAAGGAAGAAGAACCAAACTTCTTCTGAGCAGTATCTAACTGAGCACTATTGTTGAAAGTTGCTGTATGATAATCCTGACCCGAATTTAAGATTCTACCAATCTTACCAAGATAGATTGTCTTACGTGCTTGGTTATATCCAATAACTTCTGCCTTAGTATCTCTAGTCTTGATAATTTGACCCGACGAGAAGAATCCAGTTCCTTGCTGGTCTTTAAAAGTAATTTTTCTAATTACAGCACCCTCACCAGCAACATAATCTCCACTACTATTACCATATTCAATCAGATAATTTCTAATAAATTCATTTTCTTGGAAATCTCCACTTGCATTATCATAAGGAATAACATAGTTGTTGATTAACTCATTCGCTGGGAAATTGGTGTTAAATGGAGTTGTATTATCTTCAAAATCGACAATAGTTACTTGAGACTTGGAAATATCGTCGAGAACGACATTTGGATAAGTTGCTGAAGTAATTCTGTTGAACAGAAGACCAAAGAACGAAGAACCTTCCGAAATATTAACTTGACCGATAAACTCTTGAGTTACAGGATCCTGATAAGTTGATGTAGATGTAATTCTAGCAACAACGCCAGACTGAGCACCAATAATAATGTCGTTAAGTTGAATATCAAAGAGACCAGGAGTAGACTGATAAGTACCAGTAGTCTTACTTAATGTCAATTCATTATTGATTGCAATCTGAGTTCCATAGATAGGAGCATCTTCTTGTTGAGATACAGCAGTTGTACCAGATTGTGCTCTCGTTACGTTTAACGTAGTAGATTCCACACCATTAGTAATAGTGTTGATTAAGAAGATTTCAGAACCAAACTGATAGGTTTCACCCAAGACAAAAGTTCCATCCGATACAGGAGAGTCTGTTGCTGCAGAATAATCAATAACTTCAACTGTTGTTGTAGAAGGACCAATGGTATAACGCAGTTTTGCAAGAGGTAATTCTTGTCCTGTTTCCAAGTTAATACTTTCAACAACTGCAGTATCACCAGAAAGGTCTGTTACAGTCTCGCCAAAGATAAACAAACCACTATTAGATACTGCAATTTGAGCGGAAAGATTGGCAGCAAATCCAGTAGCGCCTACTGTGCAAAGTTCAGTATTTTGGAAAGTACCTTGAGTAACAAAACCAAAAATGCTATTTCCAGAAACTCTGGTAACTGTCAAGCGAGCAGCAGAAGCAGTACCAACAACGGTATTACCAATGTTGGGGAAAATGCCACTTGTATTGATAAACTGCAATTCAACAGTATTAATTTGTTCAATTGTGGTGTTTACATACTTAACACTAGCAGGAGGTGCTGGTGGTTCACTGAATACGATAGAATCATTCTGAATTTCAAAGGATGTATTTGGAGTTTGAACAACACCATTCAAAACAATCATTAATTGGTTGGCATTAGCAACGATGTTGTTGCCATCAACTGTCAGAGGGAATGCAATTCTTTCACCATCAAACAAGTTTGAGATATCATCGACTCTTTGTACAACCGAGGTAAGAATATTCTCCGAAGAGGTTAGACGTTTTTGACGGAATAGAACTTCAGTATTATTAAACTCACTGTAAATTGGTTCAACCAGAGCAAAGTTTTGAATATTTGGAACAATTGCTTCTTGTGCCAGTTCAACAGATTTAGTTAACTGGAAATCAGTTGTCTTGTTTGGAATATTAGAATACTCGCTAAGATTTAATTCACCAAATACCTTAAACGATGCTGGGTGTACATTCTTAATAAGAATATCCTTCCACTCACTGATAGAAACCGCAGATTTAACAGCATAAGAGAAATCTTGATAATAGTAAGAGTCTTGGATTTTTTGAATAATCTCGGAGGGTTTACCAACATCATCAATGAATTGTCCTGTGGTCTTTGTAATAGAACCAATATCAAGAACGCCCTTAGCAATCTTGAGGTCGCTAATTAAACCAGAGGACTTGGATACAACACCAGTAACAGTTTGACCTTCAATAAAATCTCCAATGTAATTTACAATCTTCAGGATTCTAGGACCAACTTGCCATCCGCTGTTAGTGGAAACATATCCAGTTGCTGTAGAAGTAGCAAGAGAATCACCTTGATAAACAAGTTCACCTTCGAGGAAGGTCGAGGTAGTAACATTAGCAGTTGCAGCACCACCGAATGATTCAGTTAATACTTGCTGACGACCAACACCAGCATTGACAAAACTAATAGCATCACCAAGTTCTGCGTTAGTAGCAGTAATTGCCAACTTCATCTGGTCATCTTCAAGAGAGTTTGCAGAACCAGTAATTGCAAAATATGTGGTAGAACTGTTTAATCTACCCAAAGCGCCAGCAGCAAGTGGGAAGTCTGCTCCATCACCAGTATCTACAACATTCAGAGTAACTTCGGATCCGTTAGGAATACCATGTGGGAAGGCAAACTGAAGTAATCCAAGGTCAACGTTGATAACATAGTTAAACGAGGATTTTAGTGTTACTGTAGGTGTGGATGAATATCCAGCACCAGGGTCTTTGACAATAATTTGGTCTAATCTACCATTTCTAATAGTTGCTTCAGCAATAGCGCCAGAACCGCCGCCACCTTCAATAACAACTGCAGGTGCCTGAGTATATCCAGAACCAGGGTCTGTAACAGTAATGCTATCTAAGATACTAGTAGATGTTAACTGGCAGTTGATTGGGAATGTAATTTCTGGTCTCAATGTATAGTCATGAGGATAATCATAACCAAAGTTATTGTTTTTCAGTTTTTTGATTTTACCAACATTAGCACCAACGGTAAAGATAGATGCTCCAGTACCAAATGGAGGGATAACAACCTCCAAGTCGGCACCAGAACCAGTCAATCCAGCACCAAGAATTCCAGAAATTGATGGAATATCGATACTAGCAGTGGTATATCCTCTTCCAGGAGAGGTTACCAAGACCTTCTGAATCTGACCAGGAATAAGTGTTCCTTCGTCATCTGTTCCATCAGCAACAGTGATTTGTACAAAACCACCTTCACCATCTCCTTGAATAGGAACGCCATTGTATACACCAACAGCATATTCGGTTCCAGGGTCGTTGATTTGAACCCTTTCAATATTTCTAGTTGATTGAATACCAGTTACGATGGGGAGCTTTTGATAGAATCCACCAGGATTAACAATACGAATGTCAGAGATAGAACCAACTGCTTTTACGGAACTTGTACTGTAAGAAGCATTACTTACTACTGCATTTCCTTCGGGTTCATTTAATAATGGGAACTTAAATGTGTCTGCTCCACGAGTAATTGTGGCACCAGAAATGCTACTAATCGTAAATGTTCCTCTATAAGGAGAGAATGTAACATCTAAGTAGCTACCAGGAATTACAGGAGAATCGTTACCTGTTCTCGATGGATCGAAGTAATAAGAAATATTGGTGACAATATCTTCGTCAACCTTAAATTTGACTGTGGGGGTTGGTTGACCCTCTCCAGTAAGTCCAGGAGTACCAATACGTTCAATAGAGTTAAAGGAATACTCAAGTTTGTATAAATTATCCTTAGCAAAAGACAGATTTCCACCAACCATAGAAGAGTGACTGAGGTCAAACAAATATTGATGACCATAATACATCTTCAGAACGGGAGATTTAACAAAAATACTTACGTCTCCAGATGAAGTTGCTGGGGATGTAACAGCATTTTGGGGAAGTTTATATGTAAATTCCAGTGGGCTGATTACTTTATCTACAGAGAAAGATCCATCATATTCATCATAAACAATCTGACCTACTTGCTCGGATGGATTTCCATCAACAAAGATTACTTCACCTTCACTTAAATAATGACTGGTATCTGTAATTACATAAACCTCATCACTATTAGAAACTGCAGTGACTTGTAAAACTTTTGTTAAATTGGAGACTACACTGATTTTTAATACTCCAGTCAAATTAGTAATTTGAGCGGTAGTATAATCGCTATTAAAACTAATATCATTGCCACTCAGAGTAATTACAGAACCTACAATAAACGATGATGTAGAAACTTCGTCAATTCTAATACTATATTCGGTTTCAGTGTATGGTTTGAATTTGGCAAATTGGTCCAGATTATTACTTCCACCTTCGGGAGCATCAAAGTTTGCCAAATCGATATCAAAAGTTCCAGGTGTAGTATTGTCAATTTGACCAAAATTGTATGCCGTAATTTCATTAATATCGTTTGGAATTGGTCCTACAATTCCATAAGTATTTTGTTCAGAGAATTGTTCGGTGGACAACTCACCAATATTCAAATCATTAGACCAAGAATTGTTATTTACGGCAAGATAAATTTTCTTATTTGCATTATCAATTTTTGTGATATAACCGCTATTAACGAAAGTTCCACTGTTATTAAGAACAAGTTTACTGCCAAGAGTAAAAGTAAATGACTGATTAATTGTCAATTCTTGAACGTTATCAATTTTTACGGTATCAGTAACCTTAAAGAAATAACGGTCTTTTACAACAGCAGTAACACTTAATTTTTTAGAACCAGGAGAAGGAACCGTAGCAGTTCTAGAAGACCAGACATCATTGGAATATTCCAATGCTTCTGTACCTTGAGACATTGTAGTGATAGCATCATCAAAGTCTAAAGATTGGAATCCACTATCACCTAAAGCATATCCTACAGAAGTAATTGTAAGAGTGCTACCTGTAACGATACTAACAGCACTTCTTTCGAGACCAATGCCAGTATTTGATTGCTCTCCTTTATCTCCCAATCTTGCACTATCTGCATTTTTATCAACTTTAATACCAAAACCAGCATAATCAATATAATCATATTGGTTTAAATTAGTAGTAAACCATGCATCATCAACCCAGTTAAATGCGAGCGCATATGTTGCAACAGGTGGAAGAGATGTAATGTCTGTAGGTACAGTAGGTGTTACAGCCCTGTTTCTCAAACGAAGATTATCGAGATAATATTGCCCTTGATATGCAGCGGCAAAACTTGCAGGAGTTGCATTCTTTCCAGGAATATTACCAAAATGAAGGTCTTTATTACCAAGAGAAGTATTTAAAATTGTTCCCGTAAAGATTTGAATACCGTTTACATACGCAGTAAAGGTATTGTTTTCTTTTTTAAGTCCAACAAACTGCCAGGAATTATCTGCAAACATATTCGTTTGTGCAGAGGTCAATCCAGAACCAGTAGCGTTGATTGAGGTAGTGTTGTTAGTAACAACCAATTCCAATTGTCCATTACCCATGTCATAGTAAAGCCAGAGACCTCCAGTAGCGTCTGTAGCGTCTCCAATTGCAAATAATGTCTGTTGGGTTTGGGACTGTGTTTGAGACGTTGCAGCGTCCTTGTAGAGCATAAACTCAACGGTCCAATCCTCTCCCAGTTTTGTTCCAAGGTCAGATGCAGCAAATTTGATTGCAGCATTTTCCCAAATACCTGGGTTTCCAATATCCTCACCCAAGAGTTTCGCTACACCATCACCAACAAGAGCAAGAGACTCCGTAGCATCATTTCCAATCAGTGTTGGTGTATAATGACCTGTGGTGTCAGTAGCGTCATCTGTTTCGGCAAACTCAAAAATAAACTCATTACGGTTCCAAGAAGTTTGACCAAACAGATGCACGTCACCAGAAACGTCAGAATCCAAAGAATGTACAGTAATACCTTCAATATTATTCAAATTGAAGTCATTTGAAGTATGATTTTTAATAATGCCATCATACCCAATTTTGACAGACTCAACGGTCTTTTTAAGATTAGAAGTTGCTACTTTAGTAAATGCAACATTTAAATCACCAAAAATATCAATTGCAGATTTTTCTGCTACTGTTACCGAACCACCAGAGACAAGATATCGCTTATTCCAAATAGTGTCTCCAGTAGAATCGAATTTACCAACCCAAAAACTGTCTTTAGTAGTATTATCCGATTTTAATCTAAGAGTAGCAGTAATATAGTATTCATTAAATTCATCTTTCGTAATACTAGTGTCTAGGAAGGAATATAAAGTATTACTGACATTGTAAATCCAATCAACAGTAATCGCACTAACTCCAAGTGTAGCTTTACCAAATGCTACAGATACATCATTAGAAACATCACTGGATGCGGTTTCTAAACAGAAGTAAATGTTATCACCACTGATTACAAACTCTGTAAGTTTTTCAGATTTTGCTGCCGACGCTAACTTTCTCTTAATTGCAAAATTACCAGTAGTGTCTATTGTGGCAATAAAGGCATCATGGGGATTAGAGGAATTAGTATTTGTATAACCGCCAATAACAAATCTAGTATCGGAATACTTCTTAATAGAAGTCACATAATCTGCTCTAGTAGCTCCAGAAATGCCAGAATAAGCATTTTGGAATGCTAAAGTTGCAGACAATCCATCAGAACTTTGAGTATATTTTGCAAGGAAAATATCAGGATTATATGCATTAAGAATCAGACTATTCGAATTTAAAATACCTACAACCCAAACATTAGACCCATCAACATAGAGTTTTTGTGCTTCAGTATAGTTCAATCCAGATGTACTTTCTAAGGTTTTTTCCCATTCCTTAACGCCAGTAGCAGAAAGTTTTGAAACAAAAGCAACGGTATTTCCGCTAACATCTTTTGTTTTACCACATACAAATACTTCTTTGTTAGAATTAACTGCAACATCATTTACCTTAACATAATCATTATTCTCAATTAAAGAAACATAATAGTCTGCTTTTTTAAAGATTTGGGGATGACTTAAAATAACACGAGGATTTGAAGTATACCCATAACCAGAGTTAATAATATTTACAGTATCAATAGAACCTACGCTACTAACAACTGCTTGCAATTCTGCAGATTGTCCATCACCATCAATGATAATTGTAGGTGGAATATCTTCATTATACCCAGAACCAACTTGATTAATAACAATTTCTTCAATACCTTTATATTGACGAACGGTAAATTGTTTATTTGTATTGTCCATTACTGGACTATAATCTAAGAATATAGTATCCGAAACTTCAAGGTTATGTGGATTGGTAGTTGTTAAGACTCCAAAATTATCTCCACTGATATTTTCAAAAGTAAGAGAACTAATCTCTTCGCCTTTGATTCTAGAAACCCTAGCAGAGACTCCAGTTCCACTTGTTCCTGCATTATCAAATATTAAGTTATCATTTACTTGATAGTTTTGCCCTGCATTTTCAACTGTAAATCCAGTTACAGAGGCATTTTCAAATTTGGTTGTAGTTTCTACTTCAATATCGACCTTAGAATCAAATCTTACTTTGGGGAAATAATCAAATAGTTGTAATGGAGATTCTTCAAAGATTTCATCTGGGTCATCAGTTTCATCTTGAGAAATAATTCCATCTCTATTTTCATCTTCAACCTCAAACAATAAAACATCACCATCTTCAGTTGTTAAAGAATTTGTAGATGCATTAGGAGTTCTTTCTACATCAATATCTACATTTTCATATGGATCACGATATCTAACAACACCTGTTGGAATATTTTGCTGTACAGCATCAGAATTTAAGTTCCAAGAGTCAACAACAGAGTTGAAACTTGGTCCAAGAACATATGGGAAAACAGCATTTCCTGCTTCGGTTGAATCAATAGTAACAAAATAGCAATATCTACCATTTGGAAAATCTGGTGTTTTACAAAAACGACCATTATATTGGTCCAAATCACCTAATCCAAAGATATATTCGTAATCTTCAATAAATGTTCCAGCAGATTCTTCAGTGAGCAATGGTCCTGCAACTCTACTTGGATATGGATTGGTAATGTCATTAAAGACAATATTCGTCTTTAATCTGTAAGAAGAATTGAGTCTTGCAATTTGCGAACTTTGATTGGTAGGGTCATCATATCCATATGGACCGTAGATTGGATTGCCGTCAAATGCCCACCCAATAATAGGAGAGTGCTCAAGTTGGTCTTCTTGTTCAAGAATTTGATTGGAAGTATTTTGGAATAAGTTATCACCTAAAATATATCTCAATCTCTGGGGATTGGAAAGGTGTGCATATTCACCACCATACTGGTTATTATATCCCGCAAAAACTCCACCCTTAGAAGAATCTAAGAAAGAGGTCTTTTGCAAGTTATAAGTCCATTGGAAAACATTAGCACTAAATGTTGCTCCAGAACCAATAGAATTTAAGTTAATTACAGTAGTTCCAGAAGAATATCCAATACCCCTGTTAATAATTTGAATACTAGTAACTCTACCAGCATTTTCTCCATCGGTATCAATTACAGCTCGAGCAACAGCACCAAAACCTTCTCCTTGAATTGTAACTTCTGGGGCAGTGGTATATCCCTGACCAGCAGAAATGATAGCAATAGAAATGATTCTACCATCGTTTACAATTGCCTGAGCAACTGCTCCAGTTCCAGAACTTAATGTAATATCTGGTTTAGATGTATAGGAACTACCACCATTAGTAACGCTAATAGACTTAACTGGACCACGAACAGACGCTGTTCCAGTAGCACCTTGACCACCACCTCCAACAATAGTGATAGATGGTTGTGAAGTATATCCAATACCACCATTATTAATAAGAATACGTGATACTACTCCCTTTGTGATAATTGCTGTTGCCGATGCTCCTGCGCCACCGCCACCGACAATAGACACCAAAGGAGAAGATGTGTATCCACTGCCACCATTAGTTACAGCAATTTCACTAACAGAACCATCAACAACTACACTAGCAGTAGCACCAGTTCCACCACCATTTGAAATGGTAATATTTGGTGGAGATGCTGCATCATAATCCGAACCAGCATTTGTAATGTCAATACTTGTGACAGCACCAAAAGTTCTACTTTCTGTTGACTTATAAGACCAAATAGATACACCGTTAACCCAAGTTCCAATTGGACCAGGATTAATAAGATTCTTAGTGGAAATTGTAACGGGTGTTAATGGGAATCTATTTAATTTTCTTTGGTTTCCTGGCAATAAAGCAGACCCTGGGAAAGGTCCTACTTCATAGTTTGGAATACCAGTGGAAGCAACGTAAACATAATCATCATTAAAGAATGAGTTCTGAACATTGGTAGTGTAAGGACCAATGGCATTTAAAATTGCACTATTGGTTGATTTACCCTTATTCAAATCAACAGAAACTAAAATATTGCCCTGTGGAACAACCGTTGCTGGTTGTGGTAGTTGATATTGAAAGACAGTTTCACTATCTCTAGATGTTACGAGAAAAGAACCATTATAAATGATGGGATTTGCACCATAAACAGTAACCTGGTCTCCAACGAGAAGACCATGAGGATTTTGACAGGTTACGCTTGCAAATCTATCATCAATACCACCAAATTGAACATCAGTAACACTAATTAACTTTTTAACGTTATACAACCAAGTTGTTAATTCAGAACGTTCGCTTGTACCACCAAGTTTAGAAACTGTTAATTTGTCTCCTGGAAGATAGTAAGAACCAGTGTCAGTTAAGGTTGTTTGTTGGGCATCAACAATACCAACAACGTTCATTACAACTTCTTGAGGAGTTCCCTTATTAAGGTAAACTCGGAAATTCGATGTAACTTCTGTAGCCGAATCCCAATCTTCAACAACACCATTTACGGAACGAGTACATTCAATAAACTGGTTTAAGGATTTCTCTTTGTACTGTACTAATTCACCCCCACCAATTACAAATTCACCATTTCTTTCTGGCCATCCAATAGTAGAGTCAACTGTGATAATACTAGTATCAGTTGCTAATGGTTCTGCTAATTTTGTCTTGTATGGTACTGTAAATTGCCCCTGAATTGTTTCTTCGGAGATTACAATCTCATAAATTTCAACATCTGATGTTTTGATTGAAATAAAGTTTTCAACCAAAGCACTTGCATTTCCAACATTAACATCTGCAATATCTGCTTCTTGTACAATCAAAGCGTCTCTAATATTTGCAGGGTCTCCGCTTACTAAAGTAGCACGCAAGATTGTATCAACAGACCAAGTTGCTGCAGATGGTTTAATAATTTGGTCTTTTGGATACGAAACACTTACTTGCTCACCATAGAGCAACTTGAAGAGATAACTAATGCTAAAAGAAGTACCCTTTGCAGAGTAAAAATCTTTAATCGTTTTGATTGCAGTGCGAACGTCAATCGATTTATAATCTAAAGAAGGTACATCTGGTAAGAACTGCTCAGTATACTTATCAAGAAGTCTCTTGACAAAAAGAGCATCCAAACATTTTACTTCAGTACCTACAGAAGATGCAGTGGCAGTAGTATTATTAGAAAATACAGCATTACCATCTTCAAGATAATTAACAATGCCACTAGCTGCCCTTGCACAACCCTCAAACTTAGCTTTTGTATACCCAGAACCTGCTTTATTTACAGTAAATCCAGTAACTTTGTTTAATCCAACAGTTGCAGATGCTTTACCTTGTGGGGGAGACTGAATTACAATAGTTGGTGGTTCGGTAACACTATATCCATTACCAAAATTAGTGATGTTAATGTCAGTAATTCTACCATTAAAAATAGAAGCAACTGCAGTTGCTCCAGTACCACCATTAGGTCTGTTGTCTACAACATATACAGAGGGAACATCTGTATATCCGCTGCCACCATTAAGTAATTCAATTCCAACAAGTCTTCCATTAGAGTCTACTGTCGTTTCTAATACGCTAGCACCTACAGGGTCAATTACAGCAATTCTAGGGGTAGTCAGATACCCCTGACCAGCGTTTAGAACTTCAACAGAGGTAACTTCACCATTTGTTAAAACAGCTCTCAAAGATGCTTTAATTGGATTCTCACCAGTAGGTTCATCAATATAAATTTCTGGTGTTGTAGTATATCCGAATCCAGTTTGAGATACAGTAACATCTCCACTAATTGATCCACCTACAATTGTTGGGGGATTTAATTTAGCACCGCCTGGTTGTCTAAAACTAATTCTGGGTGTAAATGTATATCCACTACCAGAACTTACAATTGTAAGTGAAGTGATGCTACCGTTAGAAACGGTGGCATTAATTTGTGCTGGAATCGAACCTGGTTCAACGGGAGATTCAATTACAACTGCTGGTGGATTAGTGTCACTATAACCCTGTCCGCCATTTAAGAGGGTAACAGATTCAATACCATTAACAAGGGTAGTTGCAGAGGCACCCTTACCGCTAAGAGATTGAATTGTTACCTTTGGTGGATACTCATAACGATATTGGGTTCCGAATTCGCTTACAACAATATTGTCAATTTCCCCATTCTCATTAACACGAGCAAATGCAGAAGCAGAAGAACCGAATGATGGAACAGGTGCCTCTACAGAATATATGGAGAGGAATCTTCCATTAGTAGGAGCAGTTTTAAAAATGAATAAGTCTTTATCAATATAAAAATCAACTTTTGGAATTAAAAGCGTGTTGTCATAAACAGCGATGACAAATTCGTCTACAATGGGTTC